AAAAGATCAACTATGACTGGCAAGCTTCCTCATCAATTGCCAAAGGCGTATATGAGTAAAAAATCTGCGGATCCGGATGTCAGATCTAGAGCTGAATCAGTAGAAGAAAATAAAGTCAATGAGTTAAGTGTAAAAACGTTGGATAGATATGCTAAATTAGCTAAAACTGATGTAAAGCGAAGAAAAGCTAAGAGAGATATTGACTGGCATCATGTAACACCAGATCGCAGACACCATTTCGACAGCGAAACTCCAAAAGAACGGCAGAGAAAAGCTAATAGAAGTTTAGCTAAAGCCAAATCAGCTTATAAAAAGTCTGGCCCTGATCGTGATAATGACTGGAACAAATCAGGTCCAAACATTAAGAAAAGAGGCATCGGTACGCATTACGACCTTTAAAAATTTTCAAATTTAATACGCACTAATTGATAAGGAATAAAAATTATGGCAATTGCACCACCAAACTATCAAAGAGATGCTGTACCCACTCCACGCGGGTGGACACATCCTCATACTGGAGAACTTTTAGTTTCTCGACCAATTAAACAACAAGAAATTGATGAATATCTTGGTGTATCAGTCGAAGAACCAGTAGAAATGTTAATTGAGGCACCATCAAATGGACCTCTTGAAGACATGGATAAAAAACAACTAGAAGCTCTTGGCAGACAACACGGTGTTGAACTTGATCGTAGAAAATCTCATGAAGATTTAGTTGAAGAGCTTGAAGATCATATTGAAAATGATACAGTTGATATGGAAAGTATGACTAAACGCGAACTAGAAGATTTAGGACGTGAGCATGGTATTGAACTTGATCGTCGCAAAAAGAAAGATGACTTAATTGAGGAATTAAACGAAGTCATCGAAGATTAAGATAAATACTTTTGTTATGAACATTGATCTCACTGAAGAAAATCTTTTTCTTTTCGCTGCTAAACATTATTATAATCCTCAATTCTCGGATATTGATGAGTTTTATGAGGATTTAAAACGATTTAAATATATCAAAAGATTAGTTAATCGTTATATTGAAAATGGTGATTTGACTGAAAGATTAATATTAAATCATTTGATTGTAGTATTTAATTCATTTAGTATTAATGGCGCTTTAAAAATTCTAGAATTAAAGTTAGATGAAAAACACTGGCCAGTAGTAAAACCATTTTTGATTTTTCTTAACTATATTCGTAATGATGAATACACTGGTATAGCAATGGATAATCAGGTGATAGAAGTTTTGAGGAAAATTTAATGGGTTTAATTAAAACTGCAGCAGATCTAACTTACACATTCCGTTTTATACGAATGATGGTTATGAAATGGGAAAATTGGGATGCTTATAAGTTAGGCATTATTGACGAAAAAGGAAAGAGGCAGAAAAGCGTAAAGCTCGATTCTAGTGATAAAAAGTCTGCTTATACTCCTTTCATTCGCTTATGCGCCAATATTAAAAGATTAGTTCAAAAAATTCCTGGCGGTGGATCAAAGCTTGGATCTTTTGCGTCTGCGCTTTTCCTTATTAAAGAAAAATACGCATTATCCGATTCTAATCTAGATCACATTATAAGTAAAGTGGGTCTGGATACGTGTGATTTATTGAATGAAAATAGTTCTTGGTTTATTTTAGAAGATAGACAGATATCTCCGGGTATGTATAGAATTTATAATGATAAATTATTAAATAAAACATATGACGATTTAGTGAATGCGAAAGATAAAATAAGAATAGAAGAAGATGCATATCCAGTTGGAGATGTTTTTGGTATTGATGTATATGAAGCAATTCATACAAACACTAATCAGAAAATTTTTATCACAGCAAGCGAGATATACAAATGAAAAAACAAAAGGAATGGGTTTGCGGAAAATGTAGTAGTGAACCGTGTAAGTGTGAGTCTAAAAAAGAAGATATGACTACTACGGCAGATATTCCTAATCCTGCAGATACAGCTCAAGGACCACGAGTTAAGTCAACTTATATGCATGACCGCAGAAGAAGAAAAGACCAATTGCCTGTTCTCTTAAAAAGATTTAGAAAATACATTGAGGACCATGGGTAATTTAAAAAAAAGAATAAAATTATTTGTAGGCCATTATAAAATTTTAAGAAAAAGGCAAATACCTAATCTTCCATTTCGAGATTGGAATGTTGATTATGGTGTGATTAATTGTACAATATGGGCATGGCATAACAGCGGTACCCATGATTTAGATGGAAATTATTTATAGTAAAAAGGAATAAATTATGTTATCGTTATTAGGATCATTGTTAGGTTTTGCTGGTTCAGCAGTTCCAGCAATTACAGATCATTTTGCATCAAAAGAAGATCGCAAACATGAATTAGATAAAATGCGAATGCACGCAGAGCTTCGTAAAGAAGGATATGACTTTGACTTGAAAATGCATGATGCGATGGGTGCAGATCAAGAACATCAAAGATTAATTGATCATGATATTTCAATAAATAAATCAGTAGGTTTCATTGCAGGTTTACAGAAGTCAGTAAGACCTGTAATTACATATGCATTCTTTGTATTATTTGCTATAATTGAAATTACTCTTTTATTGGAAGCTTTGGAAAAAGGTACAGATTTTAGTGAAGCTATTCAACTATTATGGGATCCTGAAACAAAGGCAATATTTGCTGCAATCATATCATTCTGGTTTGGATCCAGAGCAATAGAAAAGGCACGTAGAAAATGAAAATAGGTGATGTAATAATTGAAGCTGCTAGGAAACAAGCAGAAGGCCAAATTGCTGTACATAAAACAAATATAGAAGTTTATAGAACAATGCCAGCCGGCATTGGCGAACATAGTGATGTGGTAGAAGCAGTTATAGCTGAGCTCGATAAGTTAGCTGCTGCTGATGATCGACTTGAAATGATAGAAAAACATTTCACTTGATATAAAAAAATAATCTTAAAATATATCTAAAATGCGGTTTACAAATGCCGTGTTTTGATATATAATATTATCATTAAATAAATTTAAGCTTAAATGAGGTAGCAAAATGATGGCAACATCTAATGTTGACACTAGGAAATTTTTGTCAGAAACAAAATTTTATGAAGGCTACTCCAGGTATGTAGAAGATGAAAATCGCTACGAAAGTTGGGGTGAAGCAGTCGATCGTGTTATTGAAATGCACGAAAAAACCTATAATGAAAAAAATAATGAATTAGCTCCTTATATGGAAGAAGCTCGTCAAGCATATAAAGAACAACGTGTTCTTGGTGCACAACGAGCTTTACAATTTGGCGGTGATCAATTAATGAAACATCAGATGCGTATGTATAACTGTACGTCATCTTATGTAGATCGTCCAGATTTCTTTGGTGAAGTATTTTATATTTTATTGTGTGGAGCCGGCGCAGGTTTCTCTGTACAAAAACACCATGTTGCTAAGCTTCCTCAGATTCAGCCTCGAACAAAACAAGCTAAAGGTTATATAGTAGAAGATTCAATTGAAGGTTGGGCTTCTGCATTAGATGTACTAATGTCATCATATTTTGTTGGCAATAGTAAATTTCCAGATTATGAAGGTCGAAGAGTGTTTTTCGACCTTTCTCAAATAAGACCAAAAGGTGCAAAAATCTCAGGTGGATTTAAAGCACCGGGTCCAGAAGGTTTACGTCGTTCACTCGACAAAATCGAACATTTGCTTCAAGGTATTGTACTTGATTCGAAAGAACCAATTCCTCTTAAACCAATTAACGTATATGACATCATAATGCACGCAGCAGATGCTGTGCTATCGGGTGGTGTTCGTCGTTCGGCAACCATTTGTCTCTTTTCGCCAGATGATGAGATGATGATGAATGCAAAAACCGGAAATTGGTTTACGGAAAATCCACAAAGAGCTCGATCAAATAACTCTGCTGTTATTGTTAGAAATAAAACAACAGCAGCTCAGTTTGGCAAGATTATGGAATCTGTCAAACAGTTTGGCGAGCCAGGATTTGTCTTCGTTGAGTCAACGGAACATACAACCAATCCATGCGTTGAAATTGGTATGTTCCCGCAGATTAAAGGTAAGTCAGGTTGGCAAGGTTGCAACTTGACCGAGATTAACGGAGGCATGTGCAATACCGCGGAAGATTTCTATAAGGCCTGTAGAGCTGCATCTATCCTCGGTACACTCCAGGCAGGGTATACTGATTTTAAATTTCTCTCGGAGACTTCAAAAGAAATCTTCGATCGAGAAGCCCTGCTTGGAGTATCAATAACGGGTTGGATGAACAATCCTGGAATTTTATTTGATGATAAAATTCTAGAGAAAGGAGCCCAAATTGTTAAAGATGTCAATAAAGAAGTTTCCAAAATTCTTGATATCAATCCTGCTGCCCGTACTACTTGCGTTAAGCCTTCTGGCAATGCTTCAGTGTTGCTCCAAACTGCTTCAGGTATACATGCAGAACACTCAGCCATGTATATTAGAAACGTGCAAATGAATAAAGAATCTGAAATTACACAAGCAATTATGAAATCAAATCCATGGATGATTGAAGAATCAGTATGGTCTCCTGGTGGAACTGATGTTGTAATTTCATTTCCAATTGTTCCCGGTAAAGAGTCAATCTATAAAGATGACTTGATTGGTGTTAAACATCTAGAACTTGTAGCAAAAGCTCAAAAGCATTGGGTTAATGCAGGAACAGAAGAAAAATTATGTGCAGATAAAGGAATAAGACATAATGTTTCTAATACTATTATCGTTGATGATTGGGATGAAGTAGAAAAATATGTTTTTGAAAATAGACACTCTTTTGCCGGAATATCATTTCTGCCAATGACTGGTGATAAAGACTTTAATCAAGCACCTAATACTGCTGTAATTACTGCAAAACAAATGGTGAAGAAATATGACACTGCCGCAGTGTTTGCATCTGGTATGGTAGTTGATGGTCTTAAAGCTTTTGATAATGTGTGGATTGCATGTTCAACGGCACAAGGTTTAGGCGAAGATCTATCTCTTGACGATTCCTCTACTGTTCTGAAAAAAGATTGGGTTCGTCGTTTTAATAACTTTGCTGATAACTATCTAAAAGGTGATATGAAAAAAGCAGAGTATTGTTTAAAAGATGCATATCTTCTTCATAAATGGAAAAAGATTCAAGCAAATCTTCAACCCATAAAATGGGAAGATGATATTACTGAAAAGAAGTACACTGACGTCGATACTCTTGCCGCTGCCGCATGCGCGGGTGGGGCTTGTGAAATTGATTTTTAATTCTTAGAAAGGATTATATATGGATGAATACTCGATAGAATGTGACGAATGTGGCAATAATTCAGCAATATTTGCTTATGATTTACCAGAATTTTGTCCTTTATGTGGAAGAAGAGCAGAAGCTGAAGAAAGACGTGAAATTTGGAATGGAGAAGATGATGAATAAATATAATTATGTGGTATTATAATGATGAACCCTTCGATGCAACACCAGAAGAATATCAAGGTTTCGTATATGTCATCACCGAATTGGATACAAACAAAAAGTATATCGGTAAAAAGAACTTCTGGCGGCCTAAAGTATTACCTAAAAATTCTAAAAGATCTAGGAGAGTTAAGACCAGAGTCGACTCTGACTGGAGAGAATATTATGGATCAAGTAAAGAAGTTCAAATACTCGTTGAACAACGAGGGGAAAATAATTTTAAAAGAGAAATCTTAAAACTTTGCAAGTCAAAGGGAGAGATGTCTTATTATGAAGCCAAACTACAATTTGATAATGATGTCTTATTGAGAGATGATTATTACAATGAGTTCATAGGTTGCAAAATACATTCAAGACATATAAAAAAGTGAAAATAACTGTTTACATTCTCAATAAACTGTGGTATAATAATACTAATTTAATTGAGAGGAATATATAATGATTAAAAGAACTTCAAATAATTTTGTTGGTAGATATAAACTTACTGACAAATATGATCAGGAAAGAATTGCTGGAATACGAGCAGCAGTTAAAGCTATTAATAAATCCCGAAAAAATGAATGGTCAAGGCAACCTAAACTTCGAGTTGAAGTTAAAGGCCGTAAGCCTATGGTTAAAGAAAATAATAGATCATATTATTGGGGTGGAAATATAGTTGGCGGAATAAAGAATGCTTTAGAAGCCGATGTTTATATCTATAATAGGTATGATTTATGATTCTAGTTGACTTCAGTGGCATTTGTCTAGCTACTATTCTTATTAACAAACAAAATGATGAACGTTTAATTCGTCATATGACTCTTAACTCTCTTCGTATGTACAATAAAAAGTTTAAAGAAAATTATGGACAAATGGTTTTAGCATGTGATGGTGCTAATAATTGGCGTCGTGATTACTTTCCTCAATATAAAGCTAACAGACGTAAAGGTCGTAATGAGTCTACCTTTGATTGGAATGAAGCATTTCGTATTTTGAATAAGATCAGAGAAGATCTTCGCGAAAACTTTCCTTATAAAGTAATTCATCTTGAACGCTGTGAAGCTGACGATGTTATTGGTACTCTTGCTGAACGTACTCAAGAGTTTGGTAATTATGAACCAGTTATGATTGTATCTTCTGATGGTGATTTTAAACAACTACAAAGGTTTGACAATGTTTCTCAGTTTTCACCTATGACTAAGAAATATGTTGAGGAAGGTCATCCTCGTCATAACCTTAAGCTTAAGATTTTACAAGGCGATACAGGCGATGGGGTTCCTAATGTGCTATCAGATGATGATACATTAGTAGAAGGTCGTAGACAAACACCACTTTCTAAGAAAAAGAAAGAAGCAATTATAGAAGATCTCGATGAAGGTGAACTTTTA